CGAAACTATATGGAAACACTATCTATCCCAATCAACGAACTGCTTGAAAAGGCACCATCCCACACCATCAACGAACTGGCCAAAATGTATCAGGCTGACTACGGAACGATCTACTATATCCTGTCAAGATATAAGGTGAACGCCAAGCCAGTTTACAGGCGTATCACTAAAGAAGCTTTGGAAGCAGCTTTTGAAGATCCAAAAACAATCGTAGAAGCCGCCAAAGAACTTGAATGCAATATGTCCACGGTTACTTCAGCCATCAAGCGCCACAACTTATTTGGGGGTGGACGCAAGCCCACGGTTAAAGACAAGTTTGTTGGTTTTCGGGCCTTCAAGATTCTTGGCCATCTCATCAACCATCCCGAAGAAAACATGGCCTCTATTGGACGCCGTTTTAACTGCACCCGTGAATATGTGAGGCAGATCAAGGAATGCGGAATTGCCGAAGGAATCATCAAACAGGAGACCGAATCCTATGAGCAATGATGACTACGTTATGGGGCGGGCTTATGGAGAGATGGCTCCCAATAACACCGCGCTATTTGAGATGCTACTCAAGAAGGCTGAACGCGAGCGCGACTACTACAAGGCTGGGCTGGAAGAGATTTCCGAGACTATTGACGATTGGCTCAACTCCCTCGTCCAAGAACCTAGCCTAGACTTTATCCACGCCATCAAGGCTTGGGCGGATAAAAAACTGAAAGAAGTTTAACCCACCATTTCTTTGGAAAATGACCAGTCCACGCCGCAGCAAGGAGACCCCGCCACCCAAACCAGAGACGCGAGTTCCGCAGAATACTACAGCAGAACAAGCAGCATTGGCCTGCCTGTTGGATCAAGCCGATCTATCAGTCCCGCTTACAAGCTCCCACTTCTTCACCCCCGCCAACAAGATTGTCTTTGAAGTGATCAAGGATCTCCATGAGAAGAACCAGCCTGTAAGCATAATGACCGTGAGAGTAATGCTGGAAGCCAAGGGTATGCTAGAGCAGGCAGGAGGAGACCCTTCCCGCTACTTCGACTTCGGAGGAGGCGGTAACGCCGTCCTTGACTACTACTACCACCATCTGGAAGATACCCGTCAGAACCGAGATGCCCTGCTATTTATCAATGCCCATATGGAAGACCTGTCCAAATGCCGAATCAACGCCAAGGACTTCGTCACCCAATTGCAGGAGATTGTTTGAGTGGGAACCAGCGTTCCAGCGGGCTATGTGGAGGTAAGAAAAGGAGTCTATGAAAGAATCGAAGTTATCCAAGCAACCTTTCTTAACCATAAGAGTTCCGTCCGTAACCCCAAGCCTAAACGCCCTGTTCTCAATGAACCACTGGCAAAGAGCAGCGGCAAAAAAGAAAATACAGGCCGCATTCACATCCGCCTTACGGCAAGAAGAAAACGACTTATTGACCCCGACAATCTCATTTTCAAATACCACATTGACTGCCTCCGCTATGCTGGAGCGATTCCAGATGACCGTGAAGGCGATGTCACAATTGAAACTCACCAAGAAAAAACTCGCGGCCAAGAGGAGACGTTGATAGAGTTGTTCCGCCATGAACCAGCGTGATCTCGACAAAGATCTCACCATTCGCTTTGACGATACGGGAGCCCTGATGCCATTCCCAGAGCAGGAAGATGGGTTTGAGGATAATCCGATTAGACAATTGTTTGAACAAGTGGAAGATTTAGATGTCGAACCTGCTGATGAAGACTCCTGATCAAAGTGTGGTTAATTTTTTGGGTCTGGCGATATTGAAGTATCGTAAACACAAATTTACCTTTGTTCCTCAAAAATACCTCATTACAGGCAAGGCTACTTCTGTGGGGTGGGCCGATGATAAAGAAGTCCGCATTGCGACAAAACGCCCGCTATCAACGTGGATCGATGTGTTTGTCCATGAGACCTGTCATCTGGATCAGCAACTACAGAAGCCAAAGTGGCACGAACCCCGCGAGGAAGCCTTGGGTAAGGTGGACGAATGGCTTGCTGGCAAGAACATCCACAATATCAAAAAGTATGTACTTCTTGTGACAGAACTTGAGTGGGATTGCGAGCGCCGATCCATGGCGAAGATCAAACGCAGCAAGCTGCCAACAGACCTTGTTGAGTATGCCCAGATGGCCAATGCTTATATTTTGGGGTACCACTGGACACTAGATAATCGCAAGTGGTGCAAGAAAAGCTACGAGACCGCCAGAGTCTGGAGCCGAATGCCTAAAAAACTAATTTCGCGTGAGACCGCACTAAATCCTCCTCGTAAACTTACCGATCTCTACTATGATTAATTTGATGAACGGCCTCAACGGAAAAGAAGACTACATCCCCTGTCCCTCTTGCGCCGAATTGGCCTCAATCAAGGAAATCATTGAAGGCTATTCTACCTTTGACAACGAATCTCCCGCCGTTACTATCGACCTATTGGTCTCCGAAGTGAAGATGTGGAGGACTAAAGAAGCTTACGAACGAAAGTTAAAATCCACCCTAATTGCTTCAACTATCAAGAAAATGGAGCAACAAGGCTTTCAAATTGATGGAAACCCCAATAATTAGCGGCAAGTGGCAGGCTAGGTTTATTGGTCTAGCCAAAGAGATTGCAAGCTGGAGCAAAGACGCTGGAACCCAAGTGGGCTCTGTTATTGTCCGTCCAGACCGAACCATCTGCTCCGTAGGGTTCAATGGGTTTCCCCGTGGAATAAAAGACAGTCAAGATGCTATCGCAAATCGCGATACCAAGCTGCTTCGCACAATCCACGCAGAACTCAATGCCATCCTTTCGGCCAAAGAGCCATTAACTGGTTATTCACTATTTGTATGGCCCTTCCAACCCTGTTCTGCCTGTGCTGCCGCAATTATTCAGTCTGGCATCAAGGATGTGTATTGCCCATTCAATGACCATCTAACCCACGAACGCTGGAACAAATCCTTCAAAGCCGCGTTGCAAATGTTTGATGAGGCGGAAGTTAGAGTAATTTATTCTTGACAATGAACATCCCAGCGTATTATGTGTCTAAGCCTAATATGAGCAATAGGCTTACAAGAGTCTTTGAGTGGGTTAGCGGCTGGAGGGAGTCCTCGGAGTTTGAGCATGACCATGAGGGCTACATTACTACCGAACGTTGTGGTGAGGGGTACGCTATGTTTTTATGGAGGGTTGACAAAGACCCAGTCCACCTCGACCATATGTACTTTGACGGGCAAACGCTGGTTAGATTCAGTGGAAACGCCCATTAATTAATTTATGAGTGAAGAACAAACAAACGAAACTATATGGAAACACTATCTATCCCAATCAACGAACTGCTTGAAAAGGCACCATCCCACACCATCAACGAACTGGCCAAAATGTATCAGGCTGACTACGGAACGATCTACTATATCC